GCAACTGGACGTATACGACATAAGGACGGGCCGCTGTATAGACGATATACAAGCTCACCCAATGGATATAATTTCCTCTATGATAAGTTTGAGAATATGGATGGTGACAAGGCCAACAGCAAGATAGAGCTTATTCGAGCCAAGACCAAAGAGAATATTTTCCTGCCGGAAGAGTATTACGAAGCACTATTGGAAGATTACGGGGGGATAGATAATCCACTAGCAAGACAAGAGCTAAATGGAGAGTTTGTTAATCTAAAAGCAGGCGCGATTTATTGGGCGTTCGATAGAAGGGCCCACGTTCAAAAAGTTACGATTGATCCAGATCTACCTATTTATGTTGGTCAAGATTTCAACATTGACAATATGTGCGGCTGTTATGTGCAGAGACAGGGTGGTAATTTTGTGGTTTGGCAAGAAAAGATACTCGACCACTACAACTCGAATACAGATACGGCGGCGCAACACATCGTTAAAGATCTAAAAGACTTCACTAAGTTTATTATTCCCGACAGTACAGGCAAGGGGCGAAGCACCAAGGCATCAAGTGGGGCGACTGATATCGAGATACTTAGAAGTTACGGACTCGAGGTTATGCAGACTAAAAATCCATTTATTCGTGACAGACAGAACACTTTAAACGTACACTTTAAAAAGGGAAATATTATAATTGACCCTAGTTGCACTAAACTAATTAAGGAGCTTGAGACTGTGGCATCAAGAGACAAAGAGGGTGAAGTAGCTCACGTTTCGGTTGCACTCGGTTATGTACTCAATAAGCTAGCCCCAATAATCACTAGAAGAAAATCAATAGGATACGAATAAAGGAAAAATCATGGCAGATCAAAAAGAATTCATCAATGAACTACTTGAACATATAAGAGAAAATTCTGGAAAAATAGAATACAACGCGCACATGCTAGAGATTACCGAGGGCGATCTTAAAAAGCATATTAGAATAGCATTGGTCCAACAGTTATCGCCAGAAAATGTTAACTCTGCAATGCACAGATGCGCACCAATCAATATTTGGCGAAAGATTGTCAATAAATTATCTAAATTATATTCGATTGCGCCAGAGCGAAAGACTGAGAACCCTGCCGATCAAGAGCTTATTGATTATTACACGAAAAGAGGCGTCGACAAGACATTCGGAAGCCTTAATAATAATTACAACAATTATAAATGGTCAACCGTAGAGATATTTGAAGATGAAAGACAAGAGTGTTTAAGATTTAGGACACTACCGTCTAACGTATTTCTTCCTTTCTCTAATGACAAGATAGATCCGATGCGCGTTACTGCTATGATTAAATTCATGGGTATGCATAAAGATAAAAACGGCGCACTTAGGTCAAAGTATTGGGCATATACTGAAGATGGCTACACTGCATTTTTAGATAATGGTGATATGGTTTGGGATGATATGGTTGAGAATGATGGCGGCAATCCTTTCGGCGTTATTCCTTTTGAGTATATTAATGTCTCTGATAATTTTCTAATCCCAACGCCCGACCAAGACACTTATCAAATGTCGGTAACTATTCCGGTACTAATAACAGACCAAAACTTCGCCTCAATGTTTATGTCTATTCCAATCGTTTACACAACTAACGTAGATGCTGATAAATTGCCACAAACTCCAAATGCACAATGGGCACTACAGGCGGCAGACCCTGAAAAGCCCGTCACTGTTGGCGTAGTGAAAGCAGACCCCGATTTAAATAGTCAGATGAATAATGTTCGCGCTCAATTATCTATGTGGTTAGAGACAAGAGACATCAAGCCCGGCACAGTGGGAAGTCTTAACGCAGAAAACTTCGCAAGTGGTCTAGCTAAAATCATCTCCGAAATGGATACGCTAGAAAATAGAAACGAACAAAAGCCAGTCTTTGAAGAGTTTGAAAGAAATTTCTGGCGCAGACTGGCAACCATGCACAATAAATTAGTTGAGTCTGGACGATCAAAAGATAGACGTAAATTCTCCGACCCCGAAACACTAGTAGTAGACGTTATTTTCGCAGAGGCGGCAATAGTAGAATCAAGATCCGATAAGGTTCTTAGACTTAAAGAGGAAGTTTTAGCAGGGCTAGCATCGAAGAGATCAGCTATCAAGCAACTCAATCCTCAAATGACTGACGAGGACATAGAGGAAGAAATTGCAATGATAGATAACGAGAGAACAACGGTAATAATTAACGACAGCGAGGAAGCAAATGAGCAAGTGGATTAAAAAGAAGGAAACTATTGAGGCGTTTAAATGGGCAGATGGCATGGAAGAGAAAGATTATCCAATATGGATGGTCGAGGCACTACAGAGGCCATGGGCGCAAAACGGTGCTAAGATATCGCAGACAAGAAAAGGCGTTGCGATGGCAGTTAATATGGGAAATAAGCGAGCTTATGCGAATGTTAATGACTATATAGCGCAAGATGGTAGGGGTGGAATATTTACCATTGGCGCAGAATTGTTTGAGGCAACATACGAAAAGCCCAGAAAAAGAGTTAGAAAATGAGCTGTGAAAGTTTTACTCCCAAGAGATTTAGCTTGGGGGCGTTGGATTTTAACATAAAAAGCGAGCATGGACTATTGCAGAAAGATGATGTGGTAGGTCGGATAAATTTCCGAACCCAGAAAATAACAATCAATAAATTTAAAAAAGACGAGGCAACCCAAGAGTATATAGATGGAATTTTCTTCCATGAGTTAGCTCATGGGATACTTAGGGAAATGGAAGAACATGACTTAACCAATAATGAGAAGTTTGTAGACAGGCTAGGTGGACTGATCCATGAGTATGTAAAAACAGCAAGGAAATAATGGCGCAACAAAAAGCAGTTATTAGAATTCCTAAAGAATATGGCCCCATGGAACGTAGGGCCATTTCTAATAAGATAATTGACCTAGTAGTTAGGCGCACTCAGTCGGGGAAGGATATTAATAACAAGCCCTTCCCCGGATACACTGGTAAAAACAAAAAGGCCGGTAAATATTCAGCGGCTTATACTAAGAGTTTAGACTTTAAGACGGGCGGCAAATCAAAAACCAAGATTAATCTGACATTATCGGAAGAGATGTTAAACGCCATTGAGCCACTATCACAGCGAAGCGGTAGCGTAACGATTGGCATACCGGGCGACGACAAGCGAAACAATGGAAAAGCTGAGGGCAATCAAAAAGGCACTTATGGAAATAAGAGGCCAGTAACCAAGGGACGAAAGTTTATAGGCATATCTCAAAACGATCTCAATAAAATATTGAAAGACTTCCCAATCAAGGACAAAGAAACGTCACTAGAAAAGGCGGCAAGGTTGATTGCTATCAGAAAAGCGGCCGAAGGATTGGCGAGTGCTTAGTTTAAATCAAGCCATTAAAGAGATTAAAAAGTCGTTAGATGGTTTTTCCGACGTAAAACGCATGGGTAAGTACGCCAAGTCTACCGCTGCGCAAATACGCAAAAGGACTAGGCTGGGGTGGCTAATAGGTGCTAATGGGCAAAAGACATATAAGAAGAAATTATCTAAAAACTATGTATTGCAAAGGAAGGGTAAGCTTGCCTTTAGAACTGGAAGTCATGGCAGGGTTTACGCAATAGAAACACTAACCAACAATGAGATCAAGTCCTACTCCATAGGCACCAAAGGAAGAAAGCAAAACAATAGAAACAGAAAGTTCCTGAGAGAAAATAAGCCAAAACTAGATCCTACGACAAGACCCGGAAAGTCGAACTTAACTGTCTCTGGCGAATTGTTGAGGTCGATTAGGGGCAAGGGCGCGTCTCCCGGAAGGGGGCTTGTCTACTTAAAGGGAATGAGGAACAATGAAATCGCTTCATGGCAGGCCAGGAAGGGCAGGAGGTTTCTACACTTATCTAGGCAGGAAATCAATAAATTAACTAGACAGATAGCAAGCGATTTAGAACGATATATGAAAAGAAAACTGCGTTAATTTGACGCATTAACTAAGGAAGTAGATAATGGATAAGAATCAAGACGCTAGTGGCGCAAAAACAGACGATCAGGCTAGTGGCCAAAGAGATCAAAACCAAGACAAGCAAAATGTTTCTCATGAGTCTCACAATAGACTATTGGGCCAGATGAAAAAGACCCAACAGACTAATAAAGACTTAACAAGCCAAATGGCAGAGATAAACAGCGAGCTTGTAAAGTTGAGAGGAGATAAACAATCCGAAGAGGAGCAAAAGTTAATTGACTCTGGCGAAAAGGATAAGATCATTGAAATGAGAGACACTAAAATCCAAGAGCTAACAAGCCAAATGGAGACAGTGCAAAATGAAAACAGTGGCATCCTTGAAGAGAAGATACTTGGCGAAAAACTTTATTCTTTTTATGACAAACTCCACGGTAAGATTAAAAGGAA